GTTATCATACCCTTTCGCGGTTTGTTGTATAATATTTGGGAATAACATTGGTTTTACCTCATTATTCCTATATTTTGCAACTACTTTGTATGGAAATTCTGTAATATCAAATACGATAAATGCGGAATAATCTTTACCCAACCCACGAGCAACATCGACAGTAAGAAGGTAGTTATGTTCCGGTTTATATTCTTCGTATATATCTAACCCAGCATTCTTTTTGATAGGATCTTCATAGATAAGATTTTTAAGAATCGCAGGATTGATTAGTGTATTGACTGATCCAAGGAACTCACACTCAAACTCAACTTTAAACTGCTGCTCAGAAGTATTGGCAATAGTCTGTTCCTTCCAAACATCATCTCTACCGGGGACTTCAGACCAATGAACGTCGGTTGGTATGTATTCATTTTTACCTTTTTCTGCATCGTGCCACATACGGTAGAAGTGATTCATACCATGTGGCGTGGATACAATAATTACTTTGGTGTTTTTGCCAGAAGTAATAGTAGGATAAACAGATGCAAAGAACGAGTCTGCAACATGGTTTGGAACGAACGCAAACTCGTCGAGGAAGAGGATGTTAAACGACATGCCTCGGACAGCACTTGCAGACGTAGAAGATGCCAGTATCTTACTCCCATTCTCTAACTCCATCGATCCTTTATTCCAGGATAGTATACCCTGCTGCATCCATTTAGGCAAGTTCTCATATGCAGTTTGCAGTCTGCTTAATAATTCTCTAGCTGTTGCTGCTTTGTTAGCAAGAATGCCAATATTTACACTATCGTTAAAAACTGCATAATGAAGTAAATATGATACCACAGTCGTAGATTTGCCAGTCTGACGTGGCATCTTACAGATGTTGAATCTGTTGTTATGAAAATTATGAATTAATTTTTCTTGAAAATCATATGGATGAAACTGTGTTAGACCCTCATCAAGTGAAATAATTTTAATGTAGTTATTAGCAAAATATGCAGGATCTTCTTTACATTTGAGGAACTCAATGATTTGATCCTCTGTAAATTCAATCTCCGTATTTGCTTTTTTTAAATTCGGATTACCAAGATATACTTCACTCATAAACTAATCAACAATTCCAAGCTCTCAATGATTTATTTATTCTTGAGTTTGGATCGTTAGCAGTTTTGGAAGAAGTTAGTTTCTTTTTCATTCCCTTCATTCTTGCACAGAATGATGATCTACGCTTATTACCAACTTCTTTCGAAGGTCTCTTGAGATCAGATCCAGGGTTCTCACGCTCATAGGACTTTCTGCCCTTTTCGTTTAATCCACCCTCTGGATCCTTACCGGACTTTTTTGTCCAGTCTTCTCCAAGAACATCTTGATTGGTGATCAAGTTTGTAGTTTCATAATCAGTTGGAATATAATTATCTCTCCAGTTAGAGAAACCTTCTTTCTTCACACAGTTGTTATAGGTCTTACCAAACATTTTTTTGGTGCCTTTCTTTTCATATCCAGGCCAGCACTTCTTTGCTTCTTCAATAGCATCAGCAACAGCAGAAACTTTTTTAGATTGCTGTGAATGCAGTTTAGATGCACCTTTCAATTGTGATGAAATTTCTTTCAATTTATCTTTCTTTGATTCGCCAAGTTCAAACTCTTCTTTCTTGGTTTTGTTCCCCCAGTTTTTAGCGCCAACCTTACGACACTTGACTAAAGCACCAGAAGCATAAGCAGAAGGCCATACATCATAACGAGACTTGACCTTATTATAACAAGCATCTTTCTTACCCTCATCAACTAGTTCACCTTCTGGTTCAAATGATTGATTCAACATTTTATTATATTTCATATTTCTATCACCCAATGCAGCACCAACTCTGTTGACTACACCACCACCCTTAGATCCAGGTAAAACTTCTTTTTTAACTTGTTTTTTGGCGAGAGGATTCTTGATATCTAGATTGGGATGTCCAATATATCCATCACCGGGTTTACCAGCTAAAAACTCATCAAGTTGTTCTAAGTCTTTTCTCCAGTTTGAATAAGATTCTTGAGTCACGATTTTTGCCTTCCCTTTTCTAGTTGGATTTGGATCTTCTGCTCTCTTTTTAGAAGCACGTTTGTTTCTTTCATCTTTACTCATTGATGCACGGTCATCTGCATCACGACAATATGGTTTTGTTTTCTGTCCTGGTTGTTTTGCACAAGGTTTCCCATCATACTTACCACCAGTCTGTTTCCATCCACCACCCTTAAACCAATCACGAAGAGAATATCCTTTATCCTTAGAAGACTTGCCGTCACTTTCTACAATACTTTTCATATATTTGCTACTCAAACCTTCGCTTACTCCTCCTCCATTACCACCGTTGGATCCAGAAGAGCCACTCCCATTACCATTACCACCATTGCCATTACCATTGCCATTAGAAACATTGCCATTTCCATTCTTCTTAGTTTCGGTTTCACTATTATCTTCAGACTTTTCTTCTTCTCTTTCTCTACGGAGATAACCACCTAGACCTACACGATATCCACCAGGGATTCGCTTACACTTTTTATCAGTATGGCAGTAGTAATAACCCTGCTTACACTTTTTCATTCTTATTAGAATTGGTAGTATTACTATTTAGAAAACCTTGTTTTAATAGTTTTTGTAGTTCTGTTGTAGACCCTACAAACACTGCATTGTTGGTAACACTGTTAGGACCACTCTTAGTATTATTTTCTTCAAGATCTTTGAGTTTCTTTTGAAGATCTGCTAGTTTATCAGTTGTATCTGCAACACTTTTAATTAACTGTCCAGCAACTTCATATGCTCTAGGACTTGCACTTTCACCTGCAAGTTCCATAATTCCATTAATTGCTTCTTGACCCTTTTCTATTAAAGAATATAAATTGGCACGAGTGTACTCATAGTCCTTTTGTATATGAGTATTTTCTTCCGGTCTTTTAATAGGAACGTGTTTTTCTTTTTCTACAATACTACTCTCCACATTAAGTGCATCATCAATAGCGTCAAATTTAGACATAATAGTTAGATATCAATTTTTCTTGTGGGACTGTATGCTTTGCTATCACCAAGATATGTAAAGGATTCATTGAAACCAAAATCATCTTCTGGTTCAATCAATACATCATCGGCAGCAGTAAGTAGATTGATAATTGCATTTTTCAAATGCGTTGCCTTAACTGTTGAGTCATAACCTCTTTCAACATAAAGTTGAGTAGAAGTTGGAATAGAGTCAACATACATTATCTCATTATCTATGATAATTCTATTTCCTATTTCAAAATTGGAACTATCTACAACAGGAATTAAAGTCTCTGTATCATTAATTGTTAGAGTAAGATCTCCAGTTTGATCATTATCATAATCTTTCTTCGCTTTAGGAGTTACAACGTAACGCATCTGCCTTGTAGCAGTCTTCGTATTGGTAGAAGCATAAGTGTCCACAGTAACTTTTTTGATAAGACCTTCTGGACTATCAGCAATTCCACCGAATAGATATGTTTTGGCAGTAAAGTTCAGTGTGTATATTAATGCTCTTCTACTACTAAAGTCTCCCTCATAATCATCCTGCATTGAAATATTGTTCAAAATTATAGGAATATCCCTCTTTTCGCCAATAGAATCTACTAAGTTAATTGTAATATTAAATGATGGTTGAAAATATGGAAGAATCTGCTCAACAATCTGCAAAGCATCATCATTTAACTTGCAGAAAATATTCAATTGAAAACCAATATTATATGGAACAGGCATATAAACCTTTTTCATTTGACTATTATTTGTAGTCTTAAAGGTTTGAGTAATTCCTGCTTTTCTTGAGGAATCATATTCTAAAGATGTCATCTCAAATGACATTCTTGGCAGTGTTATCTGAACAGCTTTATTTAAATTTGCTTGCTGATCAATTCTTGCTAAAAATTTCTGTGCAGGTCCATATGCTAAAGCAACTTTCTGATCACTGATAACTTGTCCTTGTTCATTTTTGTGCTGAATTGAAATGCCATTGAAGAGAGTACCAAAACCAATGATAGTCTTTCTAATGATCTCGTGATAAAAATAATTGCCTAACATTAATATGAACCAAATGGGTTAGATTCTGAGAAGTCTAAGATGAGATCTGACTCATCTTCTAATTCGTCGTTTTGTTGGTATTTATCTGTCAGAGTGGTACTTGCACCTCCAACATACTGAATATCATATGCTGCTGTAGATTTAGCACCAGTAATTTGTTCACCGGCAAAGAATCTTCCAGTAACAATACCAACCTCTAAGATATTCGTATCAGTATCCCAACGCTTGACACGAGCAGTGGTGTTTGATTCCTCTCCAGTAACAAGTTCATTGAACCAGAAAGTTCCAACTCCAACGGTTGCGGCAGTTCCAACAGTAACAGTTGGTGCAGATCCAAGATATCCAGCACCAGCATCTGTGATACGAACTGCGCTAATAGTACCTGCAGAACTAACAACTGCTTCTCCAGTAGCACGGATATTTGGTGAAAGTGATGCTGCAGCAACTGATATTGAAGGAACGGTGCTATATCCAACGCCACCGTCCGAAACACTAAATCTAACAACACCTCTCTTGTCAGTATTAATTCCACAAGTTGCTGCGGCACCTGCTCCGCCACCACCAGTAAATGTCATTGTTGGTGTAGAACCTGTATATCCAGTACCAGCATTTGTTATCAAAACTTTATCAACAGAGGTTATTCCACCTCTAGTTGTTGTGATTGCAACAGCAGATGCAGTAGTTCCTGTTGCCACTACAGTTCCATCTGGTCCTGTTGGAGCCGAGAATGTTACAGTAGGAGCACTTGTATATCCAGAACCATCATTGTTTAGGAACAACTGTCTAACATATCCAGTTCCAACGTGTGCAGTTACAGAAGCATTAGTTCCTGTAGAGAACAGTTGCAATTCAATAATATTGCCTATATCTTCAATTGTCTTATCTATTTCATCGATAGAAGTATCAATAACTTCATCCTCATATTCAAAGAGTTCGCACTGAATTTCGTAAACATAGTTTTTACCTAACTGATAGAAAGGATTTTCATGCTCTACAAACTTGACTTCAAATAATCTTTGTCCGAGAGGAAAATATACTAAATCTCCTTCTCTTGGTCTTGATGCAAGTTCAATCTCAAGATCATTTTCATCTTCTAAAAATGGTGAGATAAAGTCTTCAAATCTTTCTTTAGATATGGTAAGACTTACTTCATCTCTAACACTAACACCAAATTTTGTCATAATGTCGCCAGCACCACCATAACCATCAAAGTTATTAAGATATGCTTCTAATAAAAAATTATCATCAAATTTTGAAGATTGAATTTCTTCTAGAATGGTCTGTCTTCTGACCATTTTTCTTGGGATATATGTAATTTCTACCCCGTATATTTTTAGTTGCTCATTGATAAGGTCCTGAATAAGATTTTGTTCGGATCTAGAACCTTGCAGAAAGAAGGGATTTAAAGCCATTATCCAATACAATCGAGGGGTGGAATTTCAAAATCCATTGACATTCTTGACATCAATTCCGATATTTCTCGATCACCGTCATCATATATTTGTCTCCCATTTAATTCAATTCCTCCAGGGAGTTTAACTCCACCAAACTTAATTAAATTGGATCCCCACTGTCTCTTAATTAACGAAGTAAGATACTTTTTAATAAAACTATCGTTATATACTTGATTAAATGTTTCTGGATCTAAAGCACGATAACAATCAATGATAATAAAATCATCTACGTTTTGTGCTCCCCAGTCAATATCCAAATATAATCTATCCGATCTCTTATTAAATCTTATCTGTTTATCTGTAGTGAGAAGAAAATCAATATCCGAAAGATATCTTTTTGTCATTGAATACTGCAAAAGTTCAATTGAATTGAACTGATACATATCATTCAAAAACAGTTGATATTTAATGCTAAACATTCCTCCCGAAATGCTGCTTGTATCAAATCTAAATATTTTTTCAACACCAACTACAGAGTCTGGAACTTGAATAAAATTTGAAGTTTCATAGAAATTTGACGTTGTAGTTCCATATCCACTAATTGATGTAGATGTGGCACTTGTAGTTACAATTCCAACTCCCGTAGTTCCTTTTGCCTGTCCTCTGTCCACATCTTCTTGAGTAACTTGATACTTAAGAAACATTCTTTCGACACCATCATAGTGCCTTTCTTGATAAAATTGCAGGGCATCATCAATCAGATCATCAACTTGATCATCATCTACGTTGATTTCTAGTACTGGAGCACCCAAACGTCTGAAACAATAATCAATCAGTCCTTGGCGTGTTGATGGTTTTGCCATTTAGAATTCCTCAGAATCTATAACCGTCTTGGTTGTGGTTTTTTTTCTTGTTTTGCCTTCTTGCTGTGCCTCTTCAAGTTTCTGATTTGCAACAATCAATTTTGCTTCCAAGGCGATAATCTGGGAAAGCATGTCCGCAGATTTTTGTTGATATACCATCAATAAAGCTCTATAATCAACTTCATTCATAATTGGATATAAAAAAAGGTGGGAACTCCCACCTGTATTTATAAGTTATCTAAAAGTTATCAAGTGAATGTTCCACCATCAACGGTGATATTTTCAAGATTTCTCGTAGTTCCTGTACAAGAGATGACCTGTGAAACACCTGCACAGTCGTTGACGTAGAGTTCTCTAATCTCAATTCCAGAGTAACCTGTGTTAGCAGTTGCACTCAAGACACTGTTAGTTTCTGATACGTCAGATCCAAATACAATTCTTCCAACACTATCATCCCAGTATACTGCTGCTTTCTTGGCAGAACCGGAATAATAGTGAAAGAGGATACCAACGTCAATGTTTGCATCACTACTAGGTGCAACCAGATTACCACTACTGTTAACAAGACCAACTTCAATCAGAGAGTCTTCAACCTTTAAGGTTTCAGTATTGACAATTGACTGCGAACCAAGAACTGTAAAGTTTCCAGTAACAGTCAGGTCCTCTGCACAGGAAACGGCACCGGTTGAATTAGTGAGCGTAAGAGCAGATGTACCATCTCTTGCTTTAATGTCAGTTACTTCAATTGTTGGAACATCAATCTTAGTTGTAACATTAACGGTGCTTGGAAGACCGATTGTAACAGTCTGGTTTGATGCTACAGTTTCAATTTCGTTTAGAGTACCTGCAATCGTCAGAGATTGTGAATCAAGATCAACAGCACCAGTTCCAGAATCACCAGCTAAGTCAAGATCTTGTGCAGTTACTTGATTGTCAACATATGCCTTAATTGACTGTTGAGTCGCCAGTGCGGTTGCACTGTTAGATCCCATATTATCTTCATCGACAATACTGGTAATACCAACTAGTGTGGCTGATGCAGAACCAACCTCAAGTTGATTAAATGTGGCGATTCCTGTTACATTGGCATTGCCAGTTACAACAAGACCGGTTCCACCAGTGTGGGTCAGAAGTGCACTATCTTCAAGAACACCACCGGTCCCTGCAAGAACGACACGACCAGAGGTCAGATCACTGACAGTTGCGGAAGAAAGAACTGACTCTGCGCCACTAACATTCAATCCTCCACGGAGAATTGCTGCATAATTGCTGTTTACTACGTTGGATTGAGTAACCACCGCGTTACCCATAAGACTATGGGCAGTACACTGATAGTGGAGAACTGCAGGAGTTTCATCACCGACTGTTATTTCAGTATAAGTATTCTGGAAACTTACACCTGTTTCATATAATGTTGTCTTATCTGCTTCAAGATAAAACTTGAGGGGATGACTTCCCGTATTATCATGCGTAAATCTATAAGTTACGCCAGGTACAAGAGTCAGGATTGGAGATTCGGATCCATCAATAAAGTATCCAGAACTAGAACCACTACCGTTATATCTGTGATTAGCAGTCTTAGAAGCAACAGTAACGGCATATGTAACTGTAGTATTAGCAGCTTCAGTGCTTACCAGACTTTCATATCCGTAAACAGAACCACCAGCATAAACATCTCTCCACTGCTTATCAAACTCGCCCAAATCAACAGACTTGTCTGCATTAGGGACAAGACTTGAGATGAACTCACCACCGACGTTAATGTCGTCAGTATCGGCATCGCCAAGATTAATTGTTCCACCTTGGAAGGTTACCGCACCAACAAAGGTTGAAATACCTGAAACAAAGAAATCACTAGTAATGGACGCTGCAGCGCCAACAGTCAGATTCTTGGCGATTCCCATACCGCCGTCTAACTGAACGGCACCACTATTTACATTGCCGAGAGTGTTATTTGTAGTATTGGTAAATGTAGTGAGACCAGAAAATTCAGAATCTGCCTCAACATCAAGTGAACCCTGAACAGTTGTAACACCAGTAAGAACTGAGTTTGCTGAACCAGCGCCCCAACTTAAATTGCCAGATCCGTCGTTTGTCAGAACGGTATTTGCGTTACCTTGACCTATAGGGAGTTTATATGTGACATTGGCAGCCATACTAGCTGCTGATTGGATAAGAGTGCTATGAGCACCGTTATCGGTAGCTTCGAAGAAACGTACCCCACTACCAGCAGTAGCAGTTTCAGTACTCCAGAATCTTCCACTACCTACAAATTTATTTCCAGCACTACTTCCAAGATATAAGTCATACTTATCAGTAGTAAATCCGGGTTCGGTAAGAGCACCCCTTTTAAACTTTAAAATTGGAGCAGCCATTTTTTATTCTTTTCCTTTAAAGGTATTTATCAAAACAAGAGGTTATTACTCAAGTATCAAAATTATCACTTAAAAAGAACCATAATCAATAGTATCATCATCAGTTGTATCTGCCAGATCCAGAATCTGAGATGCAGGTACATGTATATAGTCACTGCCATCATACATTAAAAATGTATTAGTTGCGAGACCAGTGTCAACAACATCACTTGCAATAGCTAAAAGTGTGCCTGCTGCTGATGCAGCAGAATTTGATGCAACAACTTTAGTTGCATTGGTTTGACCAACTCTAACAACAATAGAATTATTTCTTGATCTGACCTTGATGTTTGCCATTACTGAGTAACTCCTTTGGTGACCATTACAGATCCTTCTAGAACCCTACTCATAATACTTCCTGCGTCTGTCAAGACTACATCATACATATACCTACCTTCTTTCAAACTAGAAGTTGTGGTTGTTGATAACCCTAACTGAATTTGACCATTAGAAGCACTGTAAATTGATGCAGTAAAAGTTGTTACTCCCGATGAAGTGGGATGCTTTCTCATCTGTGCTTTTACACCAAAACTACTCAAATTGAGAGCAGCATTGGTTTGACCATCCTCTAAAGTAAAAATTTGGGAAAAGTCTGTTCCAGTGTTGACTATAATATTAGAAGTATATACTGCCATTTTCTAATAATATTTTTAACTATTTAGACAGACCTAGTTGCGCAACAACCTCTTGCTGCTTTAGATAGAGTTTTAGATATGCCTTTGCAACATTACGAAGTTCATCACGATCATCACAATCTTCTAACTCTTTTGCCATTTTTGCATATTCAAAACTTTTAGATAGATTTGTCAATTCTATGCTATCAGGATCCATTTTTTAAAACCTCCTTAAGAAGTAATTTAAGTTCCTCAATTTCTTGTTTGATATCAGTGATTTCTTTTTTATCAAATTTCCTTCTCTCTCTCAGTTTAACATACTGATTATATTGCTCTGTATCGGTATTGACAATAGCGCCAGAATTGTCCCGATACAGATTTTTTTGCCCTTCAACTCTAATCATAATTAAGCAAGAGCAATTGCTCTAAAGTCCTTGAACTGCGGAGAACGAGCTTCATTAGTTCCACTCATAACAATCTTGATTCTGAATCCAGTGAACTGTTCCAAATTATCAGCACTGAACTGATATTCAGAGAACTGTCCATCAGCACTTGCAGAAACAAACGCATCAGATCTACCATTGTTCTGAGTATTATCAATTACTTCATCGCCAAAACCATCACCATCAGTGTCATTAAGGTTGTTGAAACCTGGAAACAGTTGATATGATGTCTCAATACCAGAAGAATCTGTTCTAAACAGTTGATAGAGAAGTCTAAAATCTGCCGATGCGTGTCGATAAGAAGAAACCAGAACCTTGAGAGATGTGGCAGGTTGTGCCAAATCTACTCTATTAGTGACATAGATTGAACTATGCGGATCTTCACTACTCAGATTGACACGACCATCAATTGTATAATCACTAATAGGATTATTAATACGGTTTCTACCATAGATCATTGTTATATTTTGAGTATCAATGACTGGTGACAAGTTTGAATCACTAGAGTTCATCTGGATTCCCAGAGTAAATGATCTGTTCTTGGGCAATGTTGTCAATCTGGTTGTTTCATTGACTTCAGAGGCAACAATTCTTGGTGTAGACAGAGAGTTATCTACATTCAATTCAATAGGTTCAAATCCTTGATCAATAAAAGATGGTTCAATACCACCAGCACTTGTACCAGAAGTTGTTCTGATGGATGCAGACAAAGATGTTCCCTCACCTGGAGTAATTACGTTAACTCTTGGTTCAAGAGTATTATACTGAATGTTTCTTGTGCCAACTGCACCATCGCCACCAACTTGGTTATCACTAGTGAAACACAGAAGCGTATCACCACTTGCTCTATCTTGACGATCAATTTCAAGATAATACTTATCAATATCTTGTGATGCATTCAGTAATGCGTTACTAGACATACTATGTTGCTTATTAATCTTGGTCAGAGATACACCATTCAGTTCATATGGGAAGATTTCTGAATTATTTGGATGAGATCTTACTAGAGATGAATCAATACCTCTTGTTCCAATACCAAGAGATCCTGATCCGCCACCACCTGCGGTGATTGAATCATAGAAGATAACTTCGTTGTTGATTTTAACAAATCCTCTTGAAGTTGTAATACCTTCAAATGTTCCAAAGAGAGAAGTATTGGCAACAGAGATCGATCCCCCACTGTTTGACAGTTCGGACGTGAGTGTAGTTGAAACTGTATTTGGTTCAATATCCGACAGAGTAACAATATTGTTACTTGCATGCATACCGTGACTATGATGAGTAACCTCAATAACATTACCCTCTGACAGAGAATCTAGGACAGTGGAACTTAAAATATCAGTATTTGCATAGGAAACGGCAGTGCTGCTATCATAAACAACTAAGTTTCCTGTATCAAAAGTTTGTCCTTGAACACCAGTCAGATACAGAGTATCAAATCCGTCCAACTCAGTAACAGTAATTTTTGCACCACGTCCTTTTACCATATTGGAAGTAGTAACACCAACAACGTCACCGACTACATATCCATTTCCGTCTGTGGTTGGACTAACTGAAGAAACTACCCCACCAGAAACAACAACAGTTGCTCTACTGTTACTGCCGTTTCCTGTAATGGTATAGAGTGGAACATCACTATATGTGCCGTTACTATATCCAGCACCTACAATGGAAGGACTCAATGTATTGACTCTTCCACCAACTTGATCAATGAAACCAAAAGGTCTTCCTGCAGTTCCATCACTTACCTTTCTACCAACTTGCAATACGGCATTCATTGTATTTGTTGTACTAATACCAACCTTCAGTCTTCTAGGTAGAGTTTTGACAGAATCTGCATTCAATTTAGGCAGATTACTATCTGTGGGTGTTAATGGTGTATTATAGAAAAATGCTGTTCCTGTTGTAGTTGTGAAGTTCGCCTTATAAAGTTTGAACTTAAGATCTTCAAATTGACTTGCGGTCCAAATGGTTCCATTTTGAGATTTGAAGAGACTTCCTCCAACATATTGCTTAGTTACAAGAACACTCTCAGCGTTTGGCAATGTGGTTGTGTTGACTGTTCTTTCGCCCATTCTAGCAACCCAATGCTCATATTGATTGGTTGTTGGTGCCAAAATAACAACTGCATATTCAGTATTTGGTTCCAAATAGATTGGTGATGGGAACTTAACATTCGTTGGAACTGTTCCATCAGTTGAAGTATTAATTTGGGAAGGTTCTAAAGTGACTCTAGAGAAATCATCAACCAGTTGATTTGTTGGTGTGCCCAATTCAACTGTCCTAACTTCAATAGTAACTTTTTCCGCTTCATCCTTGTTCGCGAAGAACAAGTCAATTGAAGTCATAAATGCACCAGTTTCATCCACTGTAAATGATTGTGCCAGTGGATCTTTTCCGCCACGGCGGCGACGGCGGCGTCTTGGTGGTGCTGGTGGTGGAGGTGGTCTTCTTACAACAACTCTTGTTTGTCTAAAGGTATCAACAATACCCGTTGCTCTATAAGTAGTTTCAGCAGAACTGATCAACAAACTTCCCTTGAGAGGTTCTGCGTTTGTTGAGCTTGAAGTTAACTTGTAAGCATTGGTACCAGTTTTAAACCTTAAAGGTGGTGGAGGAGACGCTAGAGGGTTCCTGAAGAAGATTGAACCACCTACATCACCAAATGTATCCGTAAACAGTCTAACGTCACTCACAGTCGCTTGTGCACCGCTCGTATTGCCGATGAGAACTACACCTTTTTGAACAAATCCAAAATAACGACCCTGAACTTCATCTGCAAGTGCTTCAATGTCAACGTTAAGAACAGTCGAAGATGCAGAATATGTTGTTGGGAGACTTACAGATCTATCATATGGATTCAAACTAATAGTCGTTGCTGGTTTATTATATTGACCAGTCTTGTGGTTTGGTTGAATAACTCTTGCCCTGAATATTCTTCTTCCACCAATAAATCCACTAACATTTTCACCTACATTGAATACGCCAGAAGACATTGCAATTTCAATTAGTTTTGGAGCAATATCGATACCACTAGCACTATCGAAGAAAGGATAGTGTCTTGCTAAAGGTCTTAAACCACCACCAACAAATGATACGTTTCTTGATCTAACGTGAGTGTCTGGTTTACTAGAAATCTTAATTGTTTCAATGAAAGATCCATTAAAACTTCCGGTGATCCTTCTAGTTCCACCAGAAACAAAAACATTTCTTGTCCAGTTATCAGAGGCAGGAGTCAGTTGAATTCTTCCAGTAAAGTCAATCATATTGAATGGATTGACATTTTCAACTCTAGATGCAAGAGGTTGCTCAATCCATCCTTTTTCAGTATATTTGAGAGTGATTAAATCACCAGTCTTTTGAACATTGGAGTCCAAAAGAGATAGGTTTTGACTGAAATCTGCTGTGTTGATATTAATTGATGGTTCTAAAGCAACCTGTGGTTTCAGAGAGAAGAAATCTCTAGGTGTTGTCAAAGTGTTTGTTCGACTATCAACTGCAATATCTGAACTATCAAAATCAGTTCTATTAACATCTTTGAAGTCGTCAACAAAGAAACCTGACTTAAATCTGTCAAGACCGTCAGCATCTCTAACTTGAAGGGTCTTAGTGTCAAGTTCAAGAAGAGTCAGTGAAGTAAGAGTTTCTAAATTTTCAACTCTATCTTCAATTTTTCCAATGTCACGCATCGTGTATCTTCTATTGTCAACAACCGTGATTTCAATGTCCTCAGGATTGTAGAGATATGCAGGTAACTTCAGAGTTGCAATTTCCATTGCCTCATCAACCGAAGTTGGTGCCTTTGGATTTACTGCGGAAGTTCCTTTAGTTACGGTAAAGACACCATCTTTATTCAAACTAATCCTATCAATCCTTGGCAGATAGTATGCAAAATCGACAATCGAACTTTCTTCAGGTGCAACAACCAAAGTTGGATTATTTCCTGTGGTTCCAAATGTTCTTGAATCAAAATCAAATGGAGATCTACTAGTTGAAGGATCAAAGGCAGTAACTCTTGGTCTTACATCAAGAATATCAGATGCTCTCGCTTCACTAGGAAGAGTTGGAATATCAAACTTATATCTTTCAGGATCATATGAATTTACAGTGTAAATATCACCGGTGTCATTGCTAGGAACTAGATAATAATCAAAAATGATAAGCAGTCTGCGTGTCGGAGTATATCCATCATTGGATTTAACAATACGTCCATAGTCATAGAACTCTTCTCTCTGTCCTTTGTCTAGAGTATAGTGATCAGTTACATTTTGATAGTTACCAATAGTGATGTTAGAAATAATAGAATTGATGTTTGACTCTTCAAAATTCACCAATTCTCCAATAGAGAATTTGGAATCATTCAGATATACAATCTCAACCTCTGTTGCAGAAGATCTTGTGACAATCTGTGCTAGAGCACCAGTCTCCTTACCAAGAATCTTCTCACCAAGAATAGAATTTGTATCTAGAGCAAGTCCAGATGGGAAGATTAATTTATCTAATACAGGAATATTGATATCGAGTGCTTCATAGACAGCAATAACCTTTACAACATCAGGAACGTTGAGTGAGATTTCTTTGTCCTCAATCCTTGTTCCGTAGAAATTGCTCTGTGTAAGTCCTGTCAGAGAAGTTGTAACTCCAGTTCTACATTGATTAATATTAATCTTTTCACTTCTGATGTAATCTTTTCTTTTTTCGCTTATACCAATCTTCTTGACAGTTGCATTAACAGTAACATTACTTGACTGTGATGCTGTCAAACCTGTGATCGTGACATTACCATCAGTTCCTAAACTAAACTGATCGGAGGTTAGATCTTCAATGCTTCCATCAGAATAGTGAATTGAGTAACGATCAGCATCAAATGTCTCATATCTAGAACTAGTAATACCAGTATCTCCAGGAACCAGACTCAGTTCTCCAGAATCATTAGTAGACTTTTCTCTGATTTGAGTGGTTACAGTAAGATTTGATCCAGAAAGACCAACGGTAGCAACACTAGTTTCTTCTAAAGATGCATACATACCACCATTATTTCTTACAATAGGGGCACCAATTGTAAAATTAACTGTTCCTTCAGTTATAGGACCAGCACAAACATTGGCAACATCAGTGGTTGCTGCCAGTGTCATTGTTAATCCATCAGCAGCAACTGCAGAGACTCTGTTGAATGTTGGAACTGAAAGAGATGAGGTCTGGTATCTGACAATTGAATCTTTCTTAATACCAACAAAGTTTTTACCAGCAACTGTAGCAATACCAGCATTACTGATAGTAATTTGATCTGCAATACTGAAGTTTGGTGCAGTCTTTTTCTGCAAAATTAGGTCGCCAGAGAAATCAGATTTTAATTCTGAATCAACTGCAGTAGAATCTTGGAATACAGACTTAACATCTTCAATACCAAAAGTTCTAACGCTGGTTACAGATCTTGAAACTAAAGAAGTTCCATTAATTTTTAATTGTTCTCCAGCAATAAAGGTTCCGGTTGTTTGAACAAGGTTGACTGTAGCACTACCACCGCCCTGAGCATTTGCAAAACCTGATGCACCACTGCTTACACCCTCAACAAATGAAGAGTCTGGAAGTTGTGCATTTGTTACTGAAGAGTTGAGAGTAAGTTCCGTAAAAGTTTGAACATCAAACAGAGAAAGATTAAACTTTGATGATGCATTTGAATATGCGCTATCAGTCAAACCATAAGAATAAACTCTTGCCCTACCAACTTGAGTTCCAGAACCAGCAGTTGCGTTTGCAGTTGTCTTTCTTTGATTGAATAGATTTACGATATTATCATTATTATTAACACCAATGAAAGGAGAACCATTGACATTGTTCAGTCTTAATACTGTTCCAAACTCAAATGGAACCAAAGCATCTGATACTGATCTTGTATCCCTTGGTTTTTCTACATCAACAACTGTTGTTGAAATAGTCTCTACGTCAAATCCTTTGACGTATGCCTTTCCTGCAGAAAGTTTTACTGCATACAGGTCTTCAGAAGCAGTATTACCTTGATCAGTTATTTGATCTTCAAAATATACACCTTCGTTAGACATTCTATCGTTTAAGATCTCTGATGTACTAACACCAAAGTTTCCAAGAGAATAGTCTCCAGACTCTTCAAAGGTTCTCTTTGCAAAGTAATCTTTGATAATACTATAAACAGAAATATTCTGTAACTTCTTTATTTCACCATCTTCAATTCTAAGTAATTCGACAAAAGTTTTGTCGTCGTAATCAGTTAGAAGTTTTTTAGAAAGTTTTGTAGAAATCTTTAATCTATCTGCACCTGGTGCAGCAAAGTTAGAAAATCCCTTTGCATTATCATATAGAGAATCATCATCCTTTGCGGTGATGAGTTCTTCAATAATTTCTAGACCAACTCGAAAGGATGGATTATTGCTATATGCATCCAGAACAATTTTATCTGCGGCAACATCAACAAATGTTCCTCTAATAAAATAAACACCAGTGCCGATAGAAACATTACTACCAATAGAAGCAGAATCTTCAGATACTACCGTAGCAACCACATCTCCTGCATTAACAGAAGTGTTTCCGTAAGTAAATCCTTCTTCAACAATCAGAACCTCACCATCATCGAATGATGCAATTTCTCCAGATTCATTAGAACTATGATATCCAACAAATAGAGTTAAATCTGTGATACCTTCTGCAGGAGAAACATCCAGAAATTTATCAACACTAGCAGTTACACCTGAGGTTTGTCCCCTCAGTCTCTTTCCTATTAGTTTATCTACATACGCCGTTACAGGTATTCCTAAGTAGTCGGAGTTAATTTTTATAGAAGTATATTCACCATCGTAGCTAATATTTCCAGGGATCACCATCGATCCTTCTTTGAAAATATGACTACCAAAGTTTTCTACTTGATTCTGCAAAATAGATTGCAGAGTCGTCAATTCCCTCGCTTGAACAGGGAATCCTGGTTTGAATAGGACACGATAAAAGTTATCGTCCTTATCAAAATCATCAAAATATGGGCTTATATTGAGATTCGTTTTTTGTGGCATTTTTTAGAATTCCAGGATAATTTTAATGTCTTCTTTTTGTCTAGAATTTCTAGAGATTGCAGGTCTATTGTCAATGTAAATAATATCCCCTGATCCATTATTTATCTCTGGTGTTGCAACACCATCGTTAAACACAACACCTAAGGAGATAATCTTTGATCCTGTTGGATTAGTTGAAACTCCAGTAAATGCTTGATGAACTGTTCCTGAGAAACCATTGTCGCTAGTCACAGCGTTTGCGTTTGAAGCAAATTCATAAACACGGGCAGAAGTTGTCACTCCAACATAATCAGTTTGATCAAATGTTGTTGGATTCAAGAATAGTGATCTGTCCTGAGCATACTTAACAACTTTGGTTTCTGTGTCATATGAAAAAACATATCCTTTAGCAGTTCCACCACTCACAGTCTGACTAAGAGCATCACCTATCGCAAGAGTGCCCGAAGTTGTCGTAAACTTGATTGCTCCCAGTGACGAATATTGATTATCCACAAATACTGCAGTAGAACCAACAGAAGTTGGATTTTTAACAATACCAATTTGAGATATTGTCGTATCTATTGGAAAATCCTTAGTAGAATCATCAAAACGTGCATAAAGGAGAACCCTTTCTGCACCCAATTCCTGGTAAATATCATATCCGTGACCTTTTGAGGGTGGGATAATTGGAATCAGTTTTGCTTTGGTTGTAGAACTAGAGTTGATTGATCCAAGATCAACCATTGCGTAAGAATAATTCTTACCTCCAGAAGAAACTGATGCACTAATAATTCTTCCCAGAGCATCAACGTCAAGGATTGCTTTACCTCCAGTACCATCACCCAAGATACTTACTTCGTGAGTTCCTTGAGAATAACCAGCGCCACGCTCATCAATATAAATTTTCTTTAACTGATTCTCATTAACTGTAGAGTCACCATTGTCTCTGACTGCAGTAATCTGAGCATTGGTTGTTGTTTCCCAATCATTAGGTAACGTGATATATTCTGTAGAGTCAAACTTAATGACATCACTTGGAGGAACTGAGAACAGATACTTCCAAACATATTTATCACCACTAACGCCTGCCTTTGAAGGTTCAAGATCAGTGAAGGTTGGTTCATCCAGAGATGCGCTGCCTGTTGTAGAGATACCAGAAGAACCGTTATCAATACAAGTATAGACTTTGAACTCACTATTCATTACATAGTAGTTTGAATCATATAGTCTTGCAGATTTAGATACTGGAGACAGACTATTAATACTGTAATCTTGGCGATACATTTCATATCGCGTTCCTTGAACCCAATTTATTCTTCTAACAACTCTTCTAACGTTTGCGGAAGTAATTTTCCTACCAAAAGACATATTATCACTTACAAATCCTTGATACTCAAAGTTATCAATAGGACTTGGAGTGTTTGTGTCCCAAGTAGAGGATTTTCCAAAACCACTTTCTGTAGGATTTGCCAATCCTACAAAGACATAATATGAATTAGAAGTATTTGTAACGGAATTTACAAAATTTTCCGCATTCAATATTCTAAACTGATCTGTTACAATGGCCGCCATCGTGCTAGGTTTTTTCTATATTTATACTCTATGCTAGATCGTTTCTAAGAGCACCAGAGTCTCTGTGTCCAAATGTTCTTCTTTGAATAGTTGGATATGTACTGAGACCTGAGAATGTAAGACCCGTAACACCGATAGAGATTGGTGAATTTGATCTTGAGATGCCCGCGAGACGACCCCAAGAGAATCTTCCACAAGTGACGAATCCAGTTGCAGATATTTCTGCACTTGACGCTGTGGTTGAAAGGATGTCAGCAATAAACTCTGCATTCGCCGCAGAAGCAGAGAAGTTTCTGACGATGTAAATATTATCAACAAAGGTTGTTCCTACACCAACAACTGCAATGTCTTGAGAGTTGTTGATAGAAGTTACCCCACGACCGACAATAGTGTCAGAAATAAAGATTGGATAACCATTTGCAAAGTTTGAATACTCGTTATTGCTTGCAGCATTTAGGAAGAACTTGAGACCCAGAGTTCCCTGACCACCAGTTCCGATAACGGTTGTAATGCCAGTAACAATACCTGCACCACCTTGAACAATATCAATAGAAGTAATATTTTCAAATGTTGGGTTAGGTGTAGGAGAAAGAACCAATGGAGGATTGGAAGCATTGTATCCAAATCCAGGATTGGTAATGTTAGCAGTTCCACTCAGAGCACCATTTACAACTGGAATAGTTGCAGAAGCAGTCGTCCCAACACCAACGCCAATAGTTTTAGGTGAGGAGAGTGAAATTGTTACTGCAGATCCAACATAACCTGAACCACCGGTGGTGATTGTCAAAGCACTAATTGTTCCACCCGTTCCAACAGTTGCAGTAATTGCTGCTGCTACTGGATCCGAAGAACCACCATTTACAATAAGAGCATCTACATCATCAATAATGATTGAAGACTCATTTTCTTCATAGTTGAAGAATTGTGCATTATCAACAAAAATTTCACTAGAAGAAGATGAAATATCGCCAATAATTCTTGCAGTTGGATAAATGTGTGGTTCAATAGAAGGTCTTGTCTTAAAGACAAAGTTATTATTGATAAACTTATCTACCTTTTGCTTATACCAGTCAAATGGTCTGGAAATTGTATCACTAACACCTTCACCGGGATATAGATTTGTTTCAACTAAGTCTGAAGTAACGATACCTACAATGCTTCTGCGATTTTGAGTATCAACATTACCAAACTGCATCAGTTGTAGTTCATCACCTTCTTTAATGGTTTCGACAATTTCAACCGAAGTACTATCAATACCGCGTGTTCCTCTGTAGAAGAAGACTGAAATATTATCTTCTTTTTTGGGTGCAGTTACAAACCTGAATGATGTACCACCAGTAAACTGATAATGAGAACCAGGTTCTTGAATAACACCGTTGATAAAGATCAATAGAACTGCGTTAAGATCTAAGTCTGGATCTTCTCCCAGTTCAAAACTCAACAATTCACCCTCATAGTTGAGTGGGAATCTTGTTCTCGATCCATCCTGAAGATCTGAGATTGGATCAATAAAGTCCAACTCACCGAATGACCAAGAGGAGAACGAATCGGTGAAAGTATCAAGAACTTCCAGTTCAAAATCTGCAAGTGGTGAGGAGAGTCCTTTGTCAGTTACCAGTCCAACTGGTTTGAACTTATCACCAGGTAAGAATGAGTATCCATTTCTAACAATATCGAAACTCTTAACTTCGAATAAAGTTGATCCGATGCCCGTTGTAGAAGCAGAACCAACATCAAGAGTCAGAAGCAGACCCGTACCAGTTTTTGTTGTTGGTCCAATACCACGACGTGATACACCAACAACTTCAAGATTTTCATATGATGGTGCAGGGATACTTACGATTGGATTTGTATATCCAGATCCAGGAGTGTTAACAGTAAAGATCAGAGTTCCACCAGCACCAACGACTGCAGAAACATTCGCACCAGTTCCAGGTGATCCACCAAACTCAGTGATTCCGATTGAAACTGATGCACCACGATATCCAGATCCGTGAATATCAGTGATTCCAAGACCAACAGATTGAATGGCACCGCCAGATACAACTGCGGTTACAGCAGCACCAACCAGAGGTGCAAATCCAAGACCAGGTGTAGATCCAAGAGAAACAATGACACCACCTCTAGGAAGTTGATTCTTGTTAATATTATCTTCAGAGATCATCAATTGACCGTTAGATGAAGTGATACCAGTAAATATAACGCTAGAGATTCCAGTAGGACCTTGATCAAATTCATAATTGTTTCCAATATTATTGTCAGTTGATGGTTTCTGGAAGATATCGTTAATAAAAACAACACCACTTCCAGTTTCGATACCAGTTGTGTTGAGTCCAGCAACAGTTACAGTATAGGTTTTACCAATCCCAGTAAAGTCTTTGGAGATATCATCAAATACCTGATTGGTGGCATAGTTTTGTCTAAGATATACTCTTCCACCAAATGAAGACTTTGGTTTAGGTAGATTGTCGAGACTAATTAATTGTCCCAGATCACCTCTTGGTGCTTCTGTGAAATGAATCTTATTCTTAACAATATTGAACGAACCAATAAAGATTCTTGCTATAGCACCATCATCGTGCGCTGCAGCGGAAGTTCCAACAAATCCTCTCTCAACCTTAACAAGGTTGAAACTACCAGTTCCAGAAATTGGACCAACAGATGTAGTTCCAAGACCCACACTTTCAACCTTCATATATTCATCATCAACCTTAAAGATATCTCCAGATAAGATGGATGAAATACCCGAGACTGAGAAGAATGATGTTAGACCGGTAATAGATCCGCCATTATCAGTCAGATCATAATTGATGTCTGTAAATGCAATCGGACTTTGAACAATACCACTGATAGAAACAATAGACTTGCTAAGTTTCTTAAACATCTCAAAGGTGTGAGCATTACCACCACCGTTATCGGTAAAGGTAACCCCAGTTCCAGTGTTTGCATTTGCTGCAGATTCTGCAATCTTAAACTGATCAGAATTTAATCTAATTGCATATACTTCTGTTGCAAGTCCAACACTGGTTCCTGCACGATTAATTGCAGTTCCAGCAACACCGGCGAAAGTTGAACCTGGTTCATATATCAGACGCTCTCCAGTTTGGAAGAAGTGATCTTCAATGGTAAAGATGCCAGTTCCCTTATCGAGGACAGTAGTCTCTGCTGGATTGAAGGTCTTCGCAAAAATAGGAATGCCTTCGTGCTCCATCTCAAATGCAGTGGCATTGCTTCTTTCACCATTAAGAGAGTTATAACCACTTACAGTCAGTTTTTCATTTATTGGACCATATGTTAAAATATTGGCAACATTAT